CAATTGTTTTAGTTTTACTGGACTTACCAAAGTGTCGATGGAACCTAAAAACTCACACTCAAACTCTGAATTGAACTGTGACTCAGAAGTGTTTCGTATAGTCTCCCTTTTCCACTCCTCATCTCTGCCTGGCACTTCACTCCAGTGAACCTCAATCGGGACATAATCATTTCTTTTCTCCTGTGCGTCTACCCATATCTTATAGAACATATTCATTCCGTGTGGTGTGGACACAATAATAACTTTTGTGCTTTGACCAGAGGTGATTGTTGGGTAAACAGAAGCAAAGAACTGCTCTGCAACATTCGATGGGACAAAAGCAAACTCATCTAAGAAAATAATATTATATGAACCCCCTCGAATAGCACTTGAAGATGTAGCAGCCGCTATAATCTTACTACCATTCTCCAACTCTATGTTACCTTTGTTCCACGCTATGATGCCTTGTTGCATCCACTTTGGAAGGTTTTCATATGCAAGTTGTAAACGACTTAGAATATCTCTTGCAGTCGATGATTTGTTTGCGAGAACAGCAATGTTGACATTTTGATTGAACAACGCATAGTGCAAAAGATAACTGATGATAGTGGTGGATTTACCAGACTGTCTAGGTAACTTAAAAATAGAAAACCTATTATCATGCATGGTCGAAACCATGCCCTTCTGAAAGTCATACATCTCAAATGGCACAAGGCCCTCATCTAGTGAGACAATCTGCACATAGTTCTCAATAAAATAAAGAGGGTCTTGGGCACACTTATGGTACTCTTTGATATTATCTTTTGTAAACTCTACTACAGTGTTTGTTTTTTTTAGATTTGGGTTGCCTAGATACTGGTTTTGGTCAGCCATGTTATTTCTCTTTTAACATTTTTTGCAACTCAGCAGTGCTCCCCACAAATAAAGCATTAGTAACATTTTTAGGTGCATTGCTCGGCACCTCCTTTAGTTTCTTCATTTTTTCTTGAAGGTCGCCAAGTTTTTCAGTAACCTCTGCCACCTGTTTGATAAGATTTCCAGCAACCTCATATGCTCTGGGGTGGTCTGATTCCTTTGCGAGTTCCAAAATTCCTTCCACTGCATCCGTTCCTCTTTCGACCAAATTGTAGAAGTTTTGTCGTTGATATTCATAGTCTCTCTCCGCATCATTCAAATCGCCCCAATCTTGTTGATTTGCAATTTCAAGTTTAGGTTTTTCTGTAGGACATTGACCAGAATTTACTAAATCTTGTGCTGGTGTTTTAAATGGACCAACAATCCCTAGAGCTTCATCAATAACTTTATCAGACATTTTTAATCTTCGTCCTCCTCATCCTGGCCAGTTACAGGATTAAAGTTTTTTGCATCCTCAAAGAATGATGTAGTCTCATTGAAACCAAAATCATCATCAGCATCAGCGCTAAATGGTTTTGGTGTAACTGAGTATCTTTGTTCTCTTTTTGGTGACCGATCTGGTAAATCAGTATATGAATCAATTTGAGCAGTTTTGATGACGTTACTGGAAGTAACAGGGCCATACAAGTAGAATTTACATGTAAAGTTCATTGTATATATTAATGCTCTTCGTTGTTCAAACTCACCCTCATAGTTATCCTCGTATGATATGCTATTCAAAACTATGGGCACATCTCTTTTGATACCCATATCAGCCATATCGTTAATCGTTATCGTATAGTCTGGTTGGAAGAATGGCAAAATCTGTTCTACAATCTGTAACGCATCATCTGATTGTTTTGCTAAAACATATAAAACAATCTCTAGGTTGTATGGGACAGGCATAAATTGAGTGTCTAGTTGTCTACTCGTATTACCTTTAACTTTCTTAAACTTCTGAACACGACTTAATTTTCTTGCTGGGTCATACGATAAGTTTTGAATTTCAAAACCAATTCTAGGAAGTGTTATTGCAACCTTACTTGACAAATCAGCGTCAGACCGAAGTCTCACCAGAAACTTTTCTCTGGGACCATACGCAAGAGGAACTTTCATAGACTGAGTGACATTACCAGAGCTGTCTTTCCTGACTAAATTAATATTATTGAATGTTGTGCCAAATCCTACAATTATTTTTCGGATTGTTTCGTGGTAAAATTGTTGTCCTAGCATTATAAATTATCCTCCCGCATCACCAAATGGATTAGACTCTGAGAAATCCAACACAGAGTTTGCAGCTGTGGACGATATTGAACCATCTTCAGATTCAAACAACTCATTCTGTGCCATAGTGTCCACGTTTCCATCGTCAGTGGTGCTTCCATCTCCAATTATATATGTTTCCTGTAATAAGAACTCTCCTGTTTCTGAAAGGAGAACACCAGCAGAGGTTGTCATGTCACTTGTTTCTAGTGCGACGATATCATCACCATCAGTGTCATAAATGAGTCTACCGAACTCGTTCTCTAAATTCAACGCATCAATCGTTGCCGTCTCCATTTCCAGAGTGAACTGGGTTGTCATAGTGTCAGTTGATAAGTTATCTTCAATGGCATCAATCGCACTAATGTCAGTATCAAGAACTTCAGAACTGTAATCAAACAACCGACAACGTAATTTAAATACAGGGTTATTATCTAACTGAAAATATGGTTCATCGTGGTCTACAAAATTAATCTGGAACAACTTTGATAGGATTGGATGAAAAATTAAATCACCCTCTAATGGCCTATCTGAATCTGTTGATGACGCTTCAGAGATGATATAACCACTCTCAAAAGAAGCAGAAGCTTCAACGGTCCCACTGTCGAGGGTGCCGTCCTCTAGAAGTATCGAACCACTAAGAGTGTCGGTTCCCGACTCAATAGTAATTTGTTTTGTGAGGTCTTGAAATCTGTTCTTTGCAACAACAAATGTGGCCTCACTTAAATTTTGTAGACCAAACTGACTCATGAGTTCTTTCTCGCCAGCAAATCCACCCTCACTATCTTCCATATACATTTCAATCTTTGCTTGTGTTGTGAACTTCGCAAGACTGTCTGTTCCCATAATAGTGTCTTCATTGACCAAAGTCCTATCTAGATAGTGGACATCATGTCCGTATATCTGGATAGACTCAATCACTAAGTCTCTATATAGATTTTGCTCAGTCGCTAATGCCGCTGCATTACTGGTATGAAAAATTGAGTTGACTGCCATAATTTATCCTATCATATAATTTACTGGCAATTCATAAGCTAACTGTATTTGTTCCTCTAGTCTTTGTATCTCTTCTTGTGCTTGTGAATAGATTTCTGCACCGTTCATGGTCACACCACCTAACATCGTGACACCGTTAAACTTACTAAGATTTGCACCCCACTGCCTTTTAATCAGTGCAGTCGCATACCTTTTTAAATAGATATCATCATATATGTCTGTATATGAGTCAGGGTCAAGTTTTCTATAACACTCTATGATTATATAGTCTTGGTCAGCGACAAAAT